GAGCAGATTCTTTTAAAGACATTTATTTTCCAAACAGAAGAGATACGATATACTTACAACTAAACCACACTCGAATACGCACACTGAAGGTGTCGGTAACCGGGGTTCTTGAGGGACTACACTTGCGTGAGACGAAAGTCTGCGGCATTCGCTCCAAGGTAAGAGAGTTCGTAGTCGGGCCCCCCACACATGTAGATGTTCAAATCCACCATGTTTGTGACTGTTTCGGGAGCTTGCAAAGGTGCAAGAACTCTAATACTGAACTGGCCCATCGAGAAGGGCCTGGCATCCTGGTACGTGCCATTTGGCACACGTTTCCATTCTGTCGTTGACCGCCACGGAAAATTAACAACTATTTCCGACACTCCGGAGATCTCGAACGTGGTAACGTATTGACCGAGAGCCTCGACCGGAGTAAGCGAGTCCGCTTCATAACCGTAATGCGAGCAGATTTGAAGCTTTGCTGTGTGTTGCGGTGTGGCCACTGCGATGATCTTCACAGAAATTGAGCCCTTCCAGTACGACCAGAAGCAGGACCAATAAGACCACGGATCAAACGTGATTGTCTCGTTTTGAACCGCATAGAACATTTGCGAACACGGGCACAGATCACCAGTGTACAATATATCCCCAAGACCAATTGAGGGATCCAATGTGACGCACCCCACATATCCGTGCGTTGCTGTGGTCAGAAACTTGATCCCCATCTCATCAACAGGGGAGCCAGTAACCAAAGGAGAGACCAAGGGGACTGTTCCAGCAGGCAAATCCATGTGGTCACAAAACTCATTGTTCACTGAGTTTGCTGTTCTTGGGTAAATCATGTTGCGCGTTGGCAACGGTTGAAGAGCCCAATTAGGATTGTCTGAGGGTGTAACCTCCAATTGTGTATTACCACCTTGGAAGTTGTCGCTTTCACTCTTCGCATCCACAGTCCCGTTCAGCATAACATTGGAAAGATTGTAGTTCGAAGTCCGCACACTCGATTGCACACCACCCTGCATAACCACAGAATTGTGGGTTGGGTTGAGCACTTGAAAGTCGCTGCACGGAAAGCTAGCATGCACAGTGATCGTGGCTTGGGTCGAAGTTGCCGATGCTCCGACTCGCAGCTCGTTCATGACGTAAATGAGAAACGTCCCCGCATAGTTCGGTTTCAAATCACTGTACAAATTTAGGTACTTGTAAATATGCATGAATGGAACACTGAGTTTCACAGTCTGGTTCCGACCAGCATACATCACGATGTGTTGTGTCACACCCATGGAGACGAAGTCCTCGTCATAAACACGGCGAGCGCGTTCAATATCCATGAGTGGCCCGTAAACAAGCATGATCGAACCGCTCTGAAACTGGTTCGACATCATCTCGAGTTCAAGATCAACAGTTCCGCGCCAATACATGTACCGAGCAAACGCGGCTTTGTTGGTGGCACTTATCACTAGGTCGAATGGGCTGAGCCAATTGCCAAGGCAAGCACCAGCTGCATCGCCAGTGCCCCAAATGATCGTATCAACGATCTGAGAGGTTTTGGTCGATTCCACAACATCGGGAGTCACACCACCAATAGTCACCGCGCATCCATCATTAATAAGCTTGCCACCAGTGCTCGTCGTTGGTTTCGTAACTGCAGTCGCACTCGCGTCCATCTGCATGGTCACCTTCCCTTTCCTGCGTCCTCTCCCGCGTTTGTTCCTGTACCGCGGCACGCGGCCAGCAGTCGGCGCACCAAAACACAACTTACTAGCCCCAGAATTGAGCCCCTCTGACCATCGTTTGACAGTGTACGAAACTCCATCGTTAGGATCAACCGTGACATATTCCGCGGTCGTGGGAACCGCAACAGACTTGTTGTCGTCATTCGGGAACGTGATTGAAGATGCAGTGAAAGTGTACCCAAACTCAACGGTCATCAAGTTCAACCACGTGTCAACTTGCCAATTCTCATTCGTTGTTGTGAAAGAAGTGTCGGCTTGATTTGGCGCACCCCACTGATCCGTGAAATCGAAATGCCCACCCTGGGGTTCGCCATACCAAGCGGGACATTGCCCAGAGATAGTGTCATCACCAGCCGTGATCGTCACAGTGCCAGGCAACACCTGCCAAGATTGCGTCGTGCCAATGAGGCTAACCTCTTTGGTTTGACCTATCAGCACATCTCTGATCTGGCCAGATTCAATATCATACCCCAACGACCGCAGCTGATCATCGGTGATATATTTACCTTCAAGCACAAACTCTTGCATAACACCGCCGCCAGTTGCAGGCACAGTGCCAGCATGATCACAATGATTCGCCTGAAACGGGCTGAACAACAAACCAACAGCACCCTCAACAACTTCGACCGTAAAATGGAAGAACTCCTCAACACCAACGGGTGCACCGCCTTCATGTGGGTAATTGGAACCAACAATCTTCATTGGTGGGATGCGACAATATCCAGAAAAACGGCCGTCGTCACCCATACTCACGAGGATCTGGCCGTGTGTGTCACTAAACGGCCTAGCCCATCCACCAACGTCACCATAAAAAAATGACACATGTCCAGGATTGACAAAGGACTCAGCCCGATCCTCCTCAAAGATGGGCACCAAACACATGGGGTATTCAGAAACAAACGGCGTCTGAACTTGGACAACTGTTCGACCATATGTGATTGGACTCCAATCTGGTTGATTCGAAAAACCACCCACAGAATACGACGTCCCCCAACCTTTGGGCACGGTGTACTTCCCCATAGTTGATGTCACGACAGTTGGAACGTCAGCAATGAACTGAGACGTCCAACGCCAGTTGCAGCACCACATAAGGTAAGGCGCAGAAAGAAAATGAATGAGAGTCATGTTTGAATCGGTTCCAAAATTCAAGCTAGCGTCGACCGGCGCGGAAAGAGGCAACGTGACAACTTGATCGTCACCAGTCGCCCCAGTCAGAGAAACATCGCGAATAGAGAAAGCCCGTTTACACATTTCACCAATGCTCTTGCACTGCCATTTGTACGAGCTCAAATTCGTGGCCCTCCCTCTTGGGCCCATGGTCGCGCTCTCAGCAGCGCACAAAGTGCCAGGGCAGACACTCACAGGTTGTTCTTCTATCACTCCTTTCTTATCTTCGGTGCACGGAGCTTTGCCGGACTGCATCACCGTCATCCCAACTTCTTCAAACCCGCAAATCTCAAGGAAATTCTGGGCGGCGTAAATATCGCCGCTCTGCCAAATTTTCATGATCCTATCAACAGAGATGACGGGTGTTTCGATGCCATTCTCCACAAGAACCGGCACAAGACGTGCTTTCCATTCATCATAACCGCCAGACGCCCAAACTTTCGTCAGCACATCGTTCGCCACGACGAGCATCATGACAGTCATCGGGAGCCCACCTTTGTTCCAGGACAACTCTTTATACAACATTTCCGGGTCCGGTTTTGCATAGTATTTCCAACCAGGAAAATGATCATTCCTGATAACTGTTGACAACTTTAGGAAGTCGATGTCAACAAGGGGTGTGCTCTTCTCGGTTAGAGCGTCGATTTTGTTGGTGGCTGTATACTTCATACAAAATCGCTCTGCCATGCCACCGAACGCTTTCTGATGGAACCAGCCCGACACGGCCCTACTGACAGCCACTCTATTGTCATCGCTAAAGAAAACGCCGCGCACATAACGATTATATGACGGTAGGTCAGCTTTAGTGGGGTCGTGCTCCAAGGCTAGTAAGACAAAGAACACCCGAAACACTATGCGATTTGCAATGGTTCCGAATAAAGTCGTGAGAAGCCATCCAGACGGATTCCTCATGAATTGCTTCACAACATGCTTCCCAAATTTAAGGTGGACATACAAAATCTCCCACACAATGGCGCGCCGCACAGAATTGTCCTCCTCATTCTTTCCGTACGCATAGTCATACCAGTTGTTGACTTCATCGACAGCCAGTTCAAACGTTTGCCCGATAATGGCCTCCCAATGCGCCCAGTCACCACCAAACCCACTCGCAGAAACACGCATCTGCTCAAAAAGCACCTCTTGCCATTCGATGCTATATGGGTTGATTCCAACTGCGCTTTCGCATTTTCCTTTGTTCGTGAGGAAATGATCGAGAAAGGCGCCAAAGAACATACGATGTATGATAGTGTCGTCAACGGCCGACACATGTATGCCACGACATGCAAGCTCACGGATTTTCTTCATCTTCCGCGTCTCTGTTTTCAAACACACCGACATGATCCCGGGCCTAATCTCACGCTTGCGCAAATTCTCAACTTTGTGCGTGTATCGGCGACGTAAAAATTCAACAGCGATCTCTCGTTTCCCGTCAATTGACTCGGAAAACAACCACCGCTTGCCTTTGATCCCATGCGTGCCATTTGTCATCCGTTTAATCTTGACAAACGGCCAACCATCCGACGTGTCCATAGTCAATGGTTGCACGGCGCCACTTCCATTAACACATTCATCCTCGGTAAACAACGGATCACGCCTTTTAATCGGTAGAGAATAGTACCCAGAAAAAACATCGCGCGCAGCAGCTTTTGCAAGCGACGCAGGGAACGGCTTAGAATTTTCGCCATGGACATCAGTCATGGCCTTGTACAACAAAGTCTCTGTCCTATTGCCCGGCATAATCGGGTTGTCCGGACCTGTCACAGCTGGCCCATAGCCACCACCCTGGGAGTTGGGGTGCCACTCACAACGTGCAAACGGAGTAATTTCCATATCACATTTCGAGGTCGGCACGATTTCACCGTCAATGACACCACACGCTTGGGTGTCACCAGGTGGTTGCAACAACATGGGGCCATCAAAAGCTCGTTCCATTTGCGTAATGACAGTTCCAAAGTAGTCAACAGCGCTTGCAACCAACTCTTTGGTTATAACAGCACCCACACCATATCCGGAAAACGTGTTCGACCAAGAAGCGACATGAAAACCAAAAATCCGTAGCGTCTCAGGCTGCCCCTTGATCCGCCCGACAAGCGGGAGTCCACAATCACCCAACTGGCCAGGTTCATAGCGCCAATGCTGAGGTAGGACAAACTGCCCAAGAACACCCTCGCTGTTGTATTCAAATGCTTTGGTAAGCAACCTGCCAGTCTTGGCAATCGCCCCAACTTTGCACAACAACCTGGCTTCTTCGATGCAAAGTGAATTCCTCGCCTCTGCGTCGGTCAACAGGAATTTCCGAAGGTCGTATTTCTTTGTAGTGGGGGGAAGAAACATCCCAAAATCGTAAAAAGCAATGTCCATGGCAATATCATCCTTGCCACTGACAATCAACAACCTTTCAGCATCATACGAGCACTCAGTCGTAAAATCACTAGCAATGATCTTCAGCAATGCATCGTCCGGGATCCCGCCATGGCCAAGAAAGAAATGCATAGGGCATGCAACAATAGACCCACAAACACGGAACCCATGAATCATCTTATCGCCGCTCTGAATAGTCAACATTGTTTGACGTATGACATTTTCAGGCTCGATCGCATTGATTGCCGTTTGAGTCCAACCCTGCATGCGCACATCATTCGCTTGTGCAGCGTGCCGCCGAAATCCACTGGCTTCACCAAAATACGCACCAAAACCATTCGGGTTGGAGTATTCGGCCTGAATCTGATTCAATTCCTGGGCCGTGTACCTCTTATCGGTTCGCAGGCCCATTTGCGTAAGCATCGAGTGGAATTTCTCCTCGGGGTACTCACCGCCAGTGTGCCCTTTGGCACTGCGTTTCGGTTTCGATTTCTTTGCATTGTGTCTCTTCATTTTGACACCACCTTGTTTCCTACCCTGCATCTCAGTATCCCCATGAGAAAGAAATTTGGAAAACATCCGGAAAGCGCCGAACGCCACACATGCAAAACCAAGCCCGGCGACAAACAACTCCACCCGCTGCCTCAATCGAATGCGACTCGGATCGGACGACCACAAGCTTTGATACCATTGGCCAAAATTCCAAAATGGGCGAGGGTAAATTGTTGTCCCTTTCTTCTGTGTCTCGAAGCCAAGATGTCGCACAGGCACGACCTTCTCATCAATTTTCTCTCGAAAGGCCACCATCTGCCCATAAAGGTCCTCATGTATATTACAATACGGCCGCTTTCGAACGTCCTGCAAGACACGCCCACTTGTAACCATAGGCGGGTCGACCTCACACTCAGGGTGAACACAAAACCCATCAGGCATAACCCACCAGCCATCTTGTTTAACCATGGCAAACAAAGTGGGCCAAACAAACCCCTTAAGCTGATCCTCGAGGCTGGCAAACTCATCATAACCTCGCACGACGTCTGGGATGATCGTCGGTTGATTGAGTTGAAAGCGTGTTGCTTTTGTAAAAGCGTAAGTGGGGTACGTGTTCTCCGCCAACGGAACTGCAGTTTGCGGTGTATTTCGCCACATCTGTTGTTGAACAACACCTTTCTTCTCTTGCGACTCATCATCACCATCCTCAGCCATTTGTGCCCAGAAGTTTTTCTGGCCATGACTGGCCCGTTGTTGCGCCCGGGCGCGTTCATTGCGTTCACGCGTTCGTTTGTTAGCCATTGCTTTTTCTTCAGCAGGTGTCAAAGTCACTTGACAATCGGGGCTTTTATGTCCAGGCCGACCACAATGGTTGCACACAATCCCTTTTTGTTCAGGTTTGGGCGGCGGTTGCTTATCATCAGGTTTAGGCGCAGGCGGATCAGGCTTCTTCACTGGACCAGGATTTGGCTTCGGTTGCTCAGGCTTCTTAGGTGGCGTAGGTTCCGGTTTGGATTTTTGCCCTCCAGCCACACCAGACCAACTGGGCGCTGTGTGACTGAGAGTAGAAGCTCCAGAAACTTTGTGGGGCGGTTTAGGGCCAGACAAATCAGGAGGTGATTGTTTCGGCGGCACGGTTGACATGGTCGTTGTCGTAGTCACCGGTTTCGCCGGCCCGGCACCATCAGCAACCAAAATACTCGATGAAATCGACGAGATAGTTGAGGACAATTGCGTCGTCGAATTGGATCCAGACGAACTGGACGAAGAGCTCGACGAGGACGACGAAGAAGACGAGGACGACGAAGAAGACGATGACGAAGAAGACGAAATCGAAGACGGACCGGGAGTCGGTGCAGGCCCAGTCGGGGCAGTCGAACTCTGCATAGTTGACGTGCCATTGTCAGTATCACTGTCCAAAATCTTAGCCGCGGCTGCAACATCAGCATCGCTCAAAACCTCAAAAGACAAATCTTTGTCACCCTTATTCTTTGAGCGTGATAGCGCAATGGCATTCGCACATTTGGACGCTGTTTCACTCATAGGTTTACCATTAAAGTCAACAGGATTCTCAGGAGCGGGCCCAAGGTTCTTTTCGGCTTCCTCCATCATGGCTTGCACCCTCTGTGCAACGATGGACTGAAACTGGACACCAACTTTCTTTGCAGCACATATCGCACGAAGGCGGCTGATGTGCTCAGTCAAACGTTGCTCAAGAATTTCGTAAAGCATTGCCACAACTTCAACAAACGTCAATTCACATTTGTCCGCGAATTTCGGTTTGGAATGACCTTGGCCTTCGATCATCTCAACGAGAGTGAACACATTATGTCCACAGTTCTCTTGGGCTTTCTTCGGGTCAAGCATCCTTGAGTTCAAGCGTCGACATTCGGGTTTGACTTCAACACGCAGAAAAATGGCGCGTCTCCAAAGAGCAATAGGGGTGTTCAGACCCATAACTGCTGTTCCAGGTTCTTGGTTTGTAGATAAATTAATACCAAGACTGAGGAAATGTTTCCCTTTGTCAGGGCAAGCCGCCATGTTCAACACAGCCGGGTTTGGGCCACAAAAACGAAGCAGGTCAGCATTCAATTGTTTTTCCTCAGTAGTGGCACCATAATCCTCAATGGACACCATCTTTTGCCCAGCATATCCATCAAAATGCTTGCACCCAGCATTTATCCATGCAATTCGCGATGAATCCGTGGCAGTGGGCCACAGTGCATTGGCAATAGCAGTCACAAACGACGATTTCCCAACCCCGGTAGTCCCGTAAGTCCACAAGAGAAAAGGATCTTGTCTGGACTCAGTGTGGCCCATGGTTGAAAGCGCTCTGTCCTTAAATTGCTTCAATTCATCAAGGGCATAACGAAAACTCGGAACCAAATGCCGAGGAAGCGCATGTTCACCCACTGTGGACAACGTCATAAGCATGTTATGATAGGTCACTAGGGTTTCGTTCGCAAGTTCCTTGTCCAAATCAGGATCAATGCGGTCAACGCCAACAGACGTATAAGTCTGCACAATCTTCACGGCTGTCGACATCTCCTGAACAACTGCAGGATGAACATTGCCGCAAGTTATTCCAGTGACTTCAAAAATAATCTGTTTCACACAACTAGGCAAGTGTGTGACAATGAAATCAAAAATGGAACCAACAGCTTTACACCCAGTGACAACCAACGCTGCGGTTTTCAACACAACAATTGGTTCTGATTGAACATAATTGTAAGCCAACAAAGCGGCCGTCACAACACTGGAACTTTGCACAGACCCAAGAATGGTAGCAACCTTGTCCGGTTGCAAGAGAAACTGACGCGCACAGTCAATAACACGAAAGAAAGATTTGCTTATCCACCCAACAACGTCAGACAGAGCATCAAAAACCCACATTAAGGAGTCTCGAATGAACACAATGGAACCAACAACACCGGCACGATACAACACATGTGTGACAACAAACCCAAGACAGGCACCAAGAACGGTCAAAATCATGACTTTATGCTCTTTATACCAATCCTTCGCTGCTTTCCAAGCTTTCTTCAGCTTATGACGGGCGATGTCACCCACAAACTTCTCGCCAATGGCAACGCCCCTGGCGCGTGCCCATTGTGTCATAGCTGACATTTGCGCCCCAAACCACTCCAAAATAGATTTGACAAATTTTGGGATGTATTTTGATTCTTTGCCATCAGGTTCAGGCGGTTTCTCATCATCAAACATATCCAATCCCCCTTTGAACCGTCCACTTTGCATCTCAACACACCCTTCAGGGTATCGGAGATCAGAACGGTGTGTAAACGCGTTCTTAGCGTAAAATCGATCGCAGCCACTTTTGTAGCACTTCGTGTCAACACACACTTGTGTGCCAGCGAAGATGCTAGTACGTTCGTGGTCAAGGCACAACACTTGTAAACCATCCACTTTTCTTGTTTGGGCAGCATCGACTGTGTCAACAAGTCGATACGCCCACCAAGCTTTTCCTTTGTCATTGCCGGTGCGGGTGGCAAGATACGCACGAGTCCCAGTGTGAACATAAACTGGGCAGTCGAGATTAAACGTAGACAAATAGGAATCCATTTGGCGTTCAAGATCCTGTACCAGAGCGCGCATGTGCTGAATATTACGGTATTCGAGACTAATAAAACCGATCCGGTTTTGAATCTCCTTCAATGTAACTTCAACAGCCTTGCACTCTTCACGGGTCGTCGAAGATGCTTTGAACTTCGACGTGGGTTCGAGAGGTCGCATAGCAACCTCAACAGTCTTAGCGCGTGGCACAACACTCTGGCACACATCACATTTTCCTGTCTGGAACCCATCTGGGCGGCGTACTTTTCCACCACACGGGCAGAGAAGGACGGCATCAGAGGAAACAGCAAGATCTTGCCATTCTTCAGATGCAGAATCGACACTTTTGGCGTCGGGGGGGGGGGGCAAGGGACGAACGTCCCAAGGCCGGGGAAGGAGATTGGGATCTCCCTCCGATTGACCCTTCAGGGTCTGGGGAGGTTTTGCCACATTCAGGGCGGGTACCTCAGGACCCAAAACCGACTCATTTGAAACCTGCATAGCAGGAATCTTCGGCAACGGTTGGACCG